CGCACGTACCAGACATTTCCAACAAGTTGCTGATAACCAATTGCAATCAGTAGACAACAACTATTTGCGAGAGAATGATCCAAGGATGCCTCTGTTACAACCAGAGCGTAATACTCGGACAACCTTTGGAAGGAACTAGCCCTAATACTGGGGAAAGTTCCTTAACTAAGATTAACTTTGTTATTTAAGGAGGCCTATAATGGCTACCACTGCTACCCCAACAGGCGCAGAACCAGTTAACACTCTTAGTGCGAGCGGCTCTTATTCAGGAAAAGTTCGGCACATGAAGATTGCTAACAATTATGGAACTGCAATTTTTTATGGTGACTTCGTAAAACCAGTTGCCGCAGGAGGCGTTGAGAAAGATACAGGAACTGCAACATTAACCCCGATTGGAATTTTCATGGGGTGTTCCTTCACTGACCCAACTACCAAGCAATTAACTTTTAGCCAGTTCTACCCCGCTAGTACAGCGGCTGATGATATCTCGGCTTATGTTGTTGATGATCCCGATGTAATCTTTAAGATGCAGGGTGATGCTACTTTGGCTCAAACTACTATGTTTTTGAACGCAGGTGCCGTTCAAACAGCAGGAAGTGTTGATTTCGGACGCAGTAAGAACGCGCTTGATTCAAGTACAGCCGCAACAACAAACACGCTCCCACTACGAATTGTAGAATTTGTAGATGGGCCTACTAGCTCAGTTGGCGATGCTTTTACTGATGTCCTCTGCATTTTTGCGGCAGGTGATCACGCTTATCGTAACGCAACTGGCGTTTAAGGAGATATAACGAATGGCTATTTCACGCGCACAAATGCTCAAAGAACTACTTCCGGGTCTTAACGCCCTGTTTGGTCTTGAGTATGAAAAATATGAAGACGAGCATACTCTTATTTATGATACAGAGAGTTCTGATCGTTCTTTTGAAGAAGAAACCAAGCTAAGTGGCTTTGGTGCGGCTCCAGTTAAAAACGAAGGTTCTGCAATCACTTATGATTCAGCACAAGAGTCTTTCTCTGCTCGCTACAACCACGAAACTATCGGCATGGGTTTTGCTATTACTGAAGAAGCAATGGAAGATAACTTGTATGACTCTTTGTCTGCTCGTTATACCAAAGCTCTTGCTCGCGGTATGGCTTACACCAAGCAAGTTAAGGCGGCTAACCCTCTTAACAACGGTTTCACTAACTCCTTTCAGTCTGGTGACGGTGTAAACCTGTTCACTGCTGTTGCTGATGGTGTTACTGGCGGTGGTGGTCACCCAACTGTAGGTGGTGGCTTTAACAGCAACCGTCCTTCTACTGGTGCTGACTTAAACGAAACATCTCTGGAGAATGCAATTATTTCTATTGCAGGATACACTGATGAGCGCGGACTGCTTATTGCGGCTCGTCCTACTCGTTTGATTGTTCCACCTGCGTTGATGTTTACAGCAAATCGTTTGCTAGAGACTAACCAACGTGTCGGTACTGCTGACAACGACATAAATGCTATCCGTAATATGGGTGCGATTCCAGAAGGCTACTCAGTCAATCATTATCTGACTGACAGCAATGCTTTCTTTATTCTTACTGATATTCCTAACGGAATGAAGCATTTTGAGCGTACTGCTCTAGAAACTAGCATGGACGGAGATTTTGACACAGGCAATGTACGATACAAAGCCCGTGAGCGTTACTCGTTCGGAGTTTCTGATCCACTTGGCATATTTGGTTCTCCGGGATCAAGCTAAGTAACAGTAAATCTAAGGGGGTGTAAAAACCCCCTTTTTTATTTGTAATAAGTTATTATTAACTATCCCTGACTGCTTAACGGCAGACTAACCCAAGACAGGAGATTGACATGGGTACTACTACTTATACTGGAGCGGTTCGCTCCGAAAATGGTTTTTCAGATATAACTAAAAACAGCGATACAGGTGTTGTTACAACTAACTCTACTTATGGAGATAATGCTTCCGTTGGTGGAACTCTCGTTGTAACTGGCACTACAAAACTTGTATCTGATGTAAACAGCAAGTTCGTTAAGCACGTTGGTCATGCTCCCGGAGTTACTGTTAACTCTACCGCAGGCGACAGCCCTACTATTGCTACATTTGTACAGCCTGCAAACACCATTATCACAAACATTAAAATCTTTTGTGTAACTGCTCCAGTTATTGGGTCAGGTGATATTGGTTATGAAGTTGGAACTTCTTCTTCTGGCGCACAAATTGTTGCGACTCAAGCTGATGAGATTCTAGATGCAGGAACAACTGTTGTTGTTGGTAACGTAAC